GCACCTTCGCCGCGCTGTCCGCCTATGGCGCCGCGCGCAACAGCCCGCACACCACCTTCGCCGGCCTCAAGGGCTGCCCGACGCTGCCCTGGGTGGTCGCGGCTCAGTTTGCCGCCGCCGCGGAATTCTCCGGCGCGAACGACCCGGCCGTGCCGTTCCGTGGCCTACGCCTGCCCGACGTGATGGCGCCGGCCGAGGCCGACCGCTTCACCGACGCTGAGCGCAACCTGCTGCTGCACGACGGCATCAGCACCATCATCTTCGACCCGTCCGGGGCTGCGATGGTCGAGCAGGTCATCACGACCTACCAGACCAACACCTTCGGCATGGATGACCGCAGCCTGCTCAAGCTCAACACCAAGTGGACGGTCGACTACATGCGTTACGTCTTCCGCTTCGCCGTGGTGCGCGACTACCCGGCCCACAAGCTGGCCAACGACGACGTGCTGCAATACATCAGCCCCGGACAGAAGATCGCCACGCCGAAGCTGATCCGCGCCACGCTGATCGCGGCGGCGGCGCAGCTGGTGCGCGTCGGCCTGCTTGAGGACCTGGAGCAGTTCAAGACCGACCTGATCGTCGTGCGTTCCGAGGCGGACGAGTGCCGCGTCAATGCCGTGATCCCGCCGAACGTGGTCAACCAGTTCGACGTGTTCGCCGCCGCTGTCCAGTACATCCTTTAAGGAGAGCCTTTCATGAGCAATCAGATCACCGGCCGCGCCTACATCACCGTCAAGGGCGAACGGCTGCGCAGCAAGGAGGGGGCGACGCTGAAGTTCGGCGGCGTCGAGCGCGAGGACGTGCTCGGCGATGCCGGCGTGCTCGGCTATGCGGAGAAGGTCATCGCGCCGGAAGTGGAATGCACCATCGCCCACAACGCCGCCTTCAGCCTGAAGACCTTCATGGACATCACCGACGAGCGCGTCATCTTCGAGACCGACACCGGCAAGACCTACACCCTGGTCAACGCCTGGTGCAAGGGCGCCCTGGAGATGTCGAAGGGCGAGGTCAAGGTGCGCTTCGGCGCGATTTCCTGCGAGGAGAACTGATCGTGGGCGCGAGCACCATCGAAATCCCACTGGCACACCCCATCGAGTTCGGCGGCGAGAAGATCGGGAAGCTGGTGCTGCGCCGTCCGACGGCACGCGACTTCCGCCCGCTCAAGAGCATGGAGTTCCCGTTCGCGATGATGCTGGACTTCGCGGCCAGCCTGGCCAACCTGCCGGCCGACGCGCTGGACAATCTGGACGTCGACGACGTACCGCGCGTGCTGGAGGCGGTCGGCGGTTTTTTGGCGGGATTCCCCGGAACTGGGAAGACGTGATGGGTGATCTCGCTCAGGCGTTCCACTTTCAGCCGTCGGAACTCTGGGCGATGGAGCTTGATGAGCTGCTGTTCTGGCACAGCCAGGCGGTGCGGCTCAACCGTCAGAACGGTTCCGGCGATTGAATGGTGCCAGCAGCATGTCGGTCAGATTGGTAACGAAGCCCAAAAACAGACCGACGACGAGCAGAAACACCAGCCCGGCCATGAATCCTTCGGCCACGCCGACAGCTACTGCGCCGACCAGGACGGCCAGCGCGGCCAAGCTGCGGAAGGGGTGTTCGACCAGTGTGTTCATAGGATCAGCATAGCATGTCTTCTTCCATGATGATGCTCGGCGTTACCGTCAAGCTGTTCGACCAGATGTCGGGCGGCATGGGGCGCATCATGCAGCAGGTGGACGGCCTGCGCGGAAGGCTCCAGAAGCTGTCCGACCAGGCCGGGGCTGTCGGGCGGGCGGCGCTCGGCGATGGCCTCATCGCCGGCGGCGCCATGCTAAAGACTGTATCGGCCTTCTCGGCGCTGGAGGATGCCTCGATGCGCCTCAAGGTGGCCATGTCTGACAAGAACGGCATGGCCGGCGCCTTCGAACAGGTAAATGCCCTGGCGGTGAAGATGGGCGACCGGCTGCCCGGCACCACGGCCGACTTCCTCAACATGATGGCGACTCTGAAGAAGTTCGGCATCACCGACCAGTCGATTCTCTCGGGCGTCGGCGAAGCGACGGCGAACATTGCCGTGCTGCTAAAGCAGACACCGGAGCAGGCCGCAGAGTTCGTGGCCAAGCTCAAGGAAGCCACCGGCGTGGCCGACGCCGACATGCTCGGCTTCATGGACACAATCCAGCGCGTCTATCACCAGGGCGTTAATGCCACGGAGATGATGTATGCCTTTGCCCGCTCCGCCGGCGCCTTGAAGGCGGTGAAGCTACAGGGCTTGGAGGCGACGCGGGAGGTGTCCGCGCTCTACGCCATCCTGATCAAGACCGGCAGCAGCGGGGAGGCGGTGGGTACCGGCATGGGCGCCATCCTCAACGCACTGCAGGATGCGAAAAAGATGGCCGAGGTGAACAAGGTGCTCCAGGCGCAGAAGGGCTGGACGCTGAATTTCACAGACAAGAAGGGCAATTTCCTCGGCGTCGAGAACATGGTGGCCCAGCTCGACAAGCTCAAGGCGCTCGAACCGGGCCAGCTGAACAAGGTGCTGAAACACCTGTTCGGCGGTGGCCAGGACATGCAGATGGTTTCGACGCTTATCAGCAACGGCACCGAGGGCTACCGCAAGATGGTGGCCGACATGGAGAAGCAGGCCGATTTGAAAAAGCGCGTCGGTATGCAGCTGGGCACGCTGGCCAGTCTGTGGGAAGCCGCCAGTGGCACGTTCACCAACGCCCTGGCGGCCTTTGCCGGGGCCATCGGCCCGGAGTTGAAGACGTTGACAGAATGGTTCGGCGGGCTTTCAGAGTGGATCAGGAAGTTCATTGAGGAGAATCCAGGTCTCGCCAAGGCCATTGGCCTGGCCGCACTCGGCTTTACAGGGCTGGCGCTGGGTGTCGGCGTCCTCGGCCTCGGCTTTGCGGCGCTGGCGAAATATGTGGCGCTGGTGATGCCGGTCCTCTCTCTGCTCGGCGCCGGCCTGGGAACGATCTGGCGCGTCATGTCCGGCCTGGGCTGGCTGGCGAAACTGCTCGGCGGCGCCCTGCTGAAGGATGTCGGCAAGGCCCTGCTTTTCCTCGGCCGCCTGGCGATGGCGCACCCGCTCGGCCTTCTGATCACGGCACTGGTCGCCGGTGCCGTGCTGATCGTCCAGAACTGGGAGACGGTGAAAAGCTGGTTCGCCAGCTTCGTAGAATGGATCGGCGAGAAAATCCGGGTGCTGTCCGACATGCTGCCGGAGTGGGTGGCGAAATACACCCTGCCGGGCGCCGCGATCAAGCTGGCCGGCGAGGCGCTCGGCCCAGCACGGCCGAATGCGGTGACACCTGGAGGCGTCCAATCCAGGGTGGGCGGCGATGTGCGCATTCGGGTGGATCAGGATGGGCGCGTGGCGGGCGTCTCCGCGCGCGCCGATAATCGCGACGTGCCGTTCTCGCTCGATAACGGCATGACGATGGTGGCACCATGAATCAGGCCGCCTGGCGCAAGCAACTCCAGCGGGCCAGCTTCAGGGGCGTGCCGTTCTACGTCCGCATCGCGGACACCGAGGAAGGCCGGCGCGGCGTGCTGCATGAGTACCCGCTGCGCGATGAACCCTTCGTCGAGGACATGGGGCGCAAGGCCGGGGAGTTCAGCCTGGAAGCCTTCGTGCTCGGCGCCGACTACTTCAAGGCACGCGACGCGCTGCGCGATGCGCTCAAGAAGCCAGGCGTCGGCGAACTGGTGCACCCGACCCTGGGGCGTCTCAATGTGGCGCAGGTGGCGTCCTTCCGCTTCGTCGAGTCGCTGGTCGACGAGGGCGGCGTGGCGCGCTTCACGCTGCGCTTCACAGAGACGGCCGAGAATCTTCAGCCGTCGGCCGAGACGAACACGTCGGCCGTGGTGGACGCGCAAGCGGATGCGGCTTCCGAGGCGGTTGCCGACGAGTTCGCCGGTGAGTTCAGTATCGGTGGGCTGCCGGAATTCACGGCGGCCGACGCGATGACATTGCTCTCGGAAGCGGCGGCCGCCATCGAGGCGGCGCGTGCGGGCGTGATGCCTGATCTGACGGTGGTCGGAGAATTCATCGGAGAGGTGTCGCGCTTCTCATCTTCACTGTCGTCGCTGGTTCTGGCGCCACGGACGCTGGCCGTGCAGATGCTCGGCCTGGCTTCCGGGTTGCGTAACGCGGTGCTGCGGCCGACCAATGCCGTCGCCT